AAGTTCCTTGAGTGCCTTTGCCCATCCCATCTTGCTATCAGGCACAGGTATAACAGAATCAGAAGAATGAAACTCCTCTGCTACTTCTGGTAGCTTAGAAACAAACTGACGCTCAACACTAAAACCTACACCAGTACCATTCATAAGAATGTATAAGACCTCATCGAAAGCTTGAACACGATCAATGGCAACATAAGAACAATTATACCCTGCTATATTCTCTCGTTTGAGAGCATCCCCCGCTGACATCAAGCAACGCATAGAAGGCATTACCTTTAAAGATAACACAGCTTCTTCTAATTCTTTTATTGTATTAGCAGTCAGATTAAAATTATGTAAATCTTTGACATGTTCTTTGAAGAATGAGAAATATCTCCCCACTGTTTCAGGCCAAGTCTCCCTCCTCTCTTCATCGTATAGCCAACGAGAATATCTTGATAGGTGTATAAATTCTTGGTAAAGCGTTGGCAGGTAGTTGTTAGGCATAGTTCCCCTCCTTATTTATAATATAGTTCTAGTATTAGTTCAGCGTAGTGTATGGCTTTTTCAATATCTTTTTTTCCTTCTCCCTTTGTTCTGTGTCTAGTAACATACTTAATTACATTGCCCTCAAAGTAATCTAATTGATTAGCATGTATGTACTCGACAGGCTGTATCTTACAATCTTTGTAATGATCTCCTCCTATTTGTTTATCTAATATAGCTTCATCAGACTCAATCACTACTTGTTCTCTATCTTCTTTCATTCTTCTTAAAATATAATTATCTCTCGATTCTGTTTTCATTTTTACCTCATGCAAGTAATTTACTTATTCGATTACGCACTGGTCCTACGTTGTCTGAGTTAATCACATGGCTTACAAAACTTCTCACATCTTTAGGAGAAAAGCCAGCATAGTCACACACAAACTCAAAATTCTCACACGTCACTCCAATAGAAGCAAAGAACCATGCAGAAGCCTGATTACGATTTAGTTTTGAATCTTCTGTTTCATTGTCTCTTTCTGGCTTTGAAGCGTCTAAGATAGCTTGAAAAATAACAGATATAAACAGGGATCTATAAGGATCTTTTTTACTATCATTATATAATTGTTCTAATATTTTAACTTCGGATTTACTTGTCTTCATACGCCTGTACTGGTCTAAAAAATTTACCCCCTACATAATTATTATAGTAGGCAGGTTCATCAGTTCCTTCTAAAGTTGTTGATAATACATTGTATTTCATTTGATAATAACATTCATAGTATCTAAGGCTACGCTTATTTTTAAACTCTGATATTATTTCAAACTTAAAAGCTCTCTTACCTAATTTTTTTATATCTTCTAATAAGTGTTTAGAAGAACCCATATATACTTTCCAATTTGTTTGTCGTGTTCTCTTTGTCTTTGAGTAATGCCAGTATTGTTTACATCCTATGTAAGCTTTCTTTGTTTTTTTATTTGTAATGACATAGACAAAACCAAACATATTTTCTACATTTGGATTCTTCTTATACTTCCAATGGGATCTCACCAAGCATTTACCTCTGGCACATCAGGGGTCTTCGCTACGCTGGTAAGATATCTCTTTCCATTTGCATATTGAAACACTCTTAATCCTTTACCTCCATTTATATCAGACCAACATTCTTTTTTATGCCGACAATATAAACAACCTGTTGCTAATTTATAATTACCAGACTTACCATCGGGTACTGGATCATAACATCTATTAGGCATTGTAGGGTTATTAACTATTTCTTTTAATGCTTTAACTCTACTCCCCGCATTAATCATCTCCATTGAATGCACAGGAGCTAGGCATATCTTACCAGTAGATTTATCTATAACAAGGAAGGCCGCTTTATCTACATTATTAGCTTCAGCATAAGCAGATATCTGAGCGATATAGCCAAAAGGATCATCGTTAACTAGATTATTAGAATTAAACTTTTCAAAACTCCTACCAGAAGCAGACTTACAATCCACAAGAACCCCATCAATCATTGCATCTTGATGTCCTAATACACCTTCTACTGATACCTCTGCTTGCTGTGCCTCTACAGTATGACCAGCTACTTCAGCACATAGTAAAAGTAATTCTTCAAGGATGTAGCCATATAAGAATTTAATACGTGTACTTGGGGGTAGTTGCTCTTCTGTAGTTTCAGTATTGACATCATACCATAGTTGTCTGTCTGGCTTACCAATACCAGATAACCTAAGATTACCACTATCTCTTGGTTTACTATACATAAATTCTTTAATATGAATTTTAATCATATCTCCAAACTTATCTATAAGATCATCTACTTCTTTCTCATCTCTTTCTATAGGACTAAGATTAAAAAGATCATAGATATCTTTTACTAATGTTTCTATATTTTTCATAAAGAATAGAGAGGAGTGCTTTTAAACACCCCTCCCTCCTTTCTTATTATTAAAAGGGTACGTTACTTTCTTCCTGATTTACATAACCGCCTTCGACTACATCAAAGTCATCGGTGTTGTACTCAACAAGATCTAATACCTGAACACCTTGCAAGTATCCTTTTACTCCTCCACCAAATTGATCATATGGTTTAGGAAAGTAACTGGCATTAACTTTGGAACCATTTCCAACACGTTTATCAGTTGGAAAAGGATTGCGTTGAGAATCCGTTACCTTCATGGGCCTGAAAGTTCCTTCTTGAGTTCTTGCATACTGCTTCAGTGTTACAAAGTCACCTCGTTCATCTCCTTTGTTTTTAAGAGTGAGGCCGTCAGCTTCAGCAATCTTTTTATTGGTAGCATCAAGATTGCAAATCTCAACAGTCCATTCACCATCGGGGTTAAATTTAGTATTCGGCGTCATGATATGCGCCCAATAAGCTTCACCAGAAATAATACTCATACTTAATTCTCCTTTTGTTAATAACGATTGATAATAACGTGTTGTCTACTACTACAACAAAAGCATTTTAACACAACTGTAATCACTTGTCAATGGGTTTCTGCCCATGTTTTACCAACTTTATAATCACAGTCTAGATCACATTGAACACTAAGAGTTCTCTGTGTTTGTCTCATGGCCTCTTTTGTAATACGACAGAACCTCTCTATATCAGGTACTGCCACTTCAAACTGGTATTCATCGTGAATAGAGGCCACCAGTTTAACATCCATCTCATATTTATAAACACGCTCCATGATATGAACAAGCCATTGCTTACATATGATTGCACCAGCACCCTGCAATAGTGTGTTAAGTGCTGAGTGTTCTGATCTTATTTGCAAAAGCCTACCATCTAATCCTTGTATAGTCTTATGTTTGCTAACCCTCTTTTGAACATTTTCTCTAAGTCTTTTTAAGGCTGGCATATTACTAAGAAACTTTTTAATTAAAGCTTGCCCTGCTCCTGCTCCTTTACCAACAATCTTACCAATCTTAGCTGGACCTGCACCGTAGAGAAAAGCATAGATAAAAGTTTTAGCTTGATCTCTAGTCTTTAATCCTGCAGCTTCTTGATTAGCTGTATGCACATCACCACTCAGTACTTCATTAGTAAACTCAGGGTCATTCATGTAGTGTGCCAAGCATCTTAATTCAAGACCACTGGCATCCACACCTACCAAGCGATATTTAGAAACATCATCAACCGTCCAGAGTCCCCGACACTCTCTGCCGTAAGGACTATAGACAGCGGGAACTTGTGCCATATTAGGTACTGCATGTGCCATCCTTCCAGTTATAGTACGTAGTGTCAGTACTTTACCATGCACTCTATCACTATCTGTACATTCTTTTATCCAAGATTTAAGAAGCCCTGTTCTTTTTTGTAAAAGAAAATATCTGTTAAACATCTCTGCTTCAGGCATTTTAATTTTAGAAAGAACAGCTTCATTAATTATAATGTTATCTTTCTCTGTTTTTAATTTAGGTTTCCAGCCCCTCTGTTCTAATCTTTCTGCAATTTGTTTACGACTAGCTATATTAAAAGGTATATACTTAGTCTTTGTTTTTAACTCAACCTTAGTTGGCTCAAACATCTCTAATGATTTACGTTCAAGCGCATCTTGTTCATCTGTTAATTCAGCAAGAAGTCCTATAGCTTTATCTATATTAAAAGCAAAACCATTTTCTTGTTGTTGATCTATGATGCCCCTTACTTTTCTTTCAAGGTCATAGGATTCTTTTGAGAAATCTTTTCCCTCTTCTTGTAATTCAAGAGCAACCCTCCTCGTAAGTTCCGTATCACGTTTACAATACTCCAGCATGTCTTCGTTGTATTCTTCAAACTCATTGAAATCTCCTTTGTTGTACCCCAACCTTTCACCCCATGCTGATAAGGAGTGTCCCCCATCTCTAACAGGATTATATAAATAAGACTCAAGTAATGTATCCCTTATTTGATTTGGTTTTATATTAGAACCTGTAAGTTTATTCAATACAGGAGCATCAAAACTAATACCGTTGTGCATAATGAATTGATCTATATTCTTAGACCAAGATGCAAATTGCTTACACTCCTCACCTACCCATGTAATAGCTGGGCCAGTAAGAGGATCAGCTACAATACAATGTATCTTTGTTGGAGTTAAACTATCTGTTTCAATATCAACGACAGCGGTTAACATTATTCTACCTCAATAAGACAAGCATCCTCTACTTTAATGTGGAAGAACTTCTCACCTTCTCTGATGTTTCTATTAGACACTTCTTTTACCTCACAGTTAAGTAAAATATTTGCGTCAATATGCCACGCCTGTTTGCAATCATTACGCCACACTATGAATGTGAAGAGTGCATCAGGGTATTGCTCCTTCCACTTAGTTAGTAAGCGGTTCTTACGGTAAGGTATTCGTATCTCTTTCCAGCTAGGATTCCACTCACCTTTCCAAGCATACTTTACCTCTACTTCATAAAGGTGGTGGGTTGATTCTTCTGCCTTACAAACAATATCAAAGTCTTTTCTCTCTGTTGTATCTACGGTGGTGTAGTTCATATCTTTGATGTGCTTCAAGGTAGCGGCCTTCGCATCTCTATCTGCTACTTCATATAAAGCTTTATCAAATTGTTTACGCTTGCCCATCGTTGTCATTTATTTGCTCCTATAGCTCGTTCATTTGATTGTGCTTATACCTTCTGGTTTCAGATAGATCATATTCAATAATTTCTAAAGCATCGTTAGGAAGATTATATTCATTTATAAATCTTGTTCTACATCTTTTAGCAGCACTTTTTCTTTCCCAAATAAGTCCTTGCATGTTTTTATTCCTATAAAATTTATTTAATTTAGGACTATATACTTTCCAAGCTTTACTCATTATTCATTCTCCATAAAAGGGTTATCAATTTGTGTCATTCTACCAGAATCTTTATCATAATGCAAGTAGCAAGCGACACCTGTATCACCAGTGTACCTGTTCTTGAGAACACGTATCGTAGTTGTGTTAGCTTCTACGTCATCCTCTGCTTGCTGGTTACGCTCCAAGGCTACAACGCTATCACTTAGATGTGCAATAGAGGCAGAGCCACGTAGATGCGACAATGATACCTCACGCCCATCCTCATGCCCACGATCACCACTTGGCCTTCGTAGGTGGCTCACCAGTAGCAGGGCTATGCCTGTCTCCTCTACTAAAGACCGTAGCTTGGTCATTAAGATATCTATAGACTTACGTTCATCGCCATTATCTTCCTGACCCGATACTAAGATACTAAGGTGATCTAAAAATATCCACTTACATTCTAATGCCTTTGCCATATACCTAACACGATCAAGGATCTCATCATTAGAGATAGAACCAAAGTGATCAAAGGCAAAGAACCTACCAGTATTAATAGTCTTCGATTGAAATTTTCTTAACTCATCCATAGAAAATTCATCACGTATCTCTTTAATGTATAGCCTTGCGTTAGCTTCAACACTCATAATGTTTAATGCAGTATTACGTACACTTTCTTCTAGCGCAAGCACACCAATATTATCTTTAGCATTGCCCATTATATGATGCATAAGCTCTCGCATGATGCTCGACTTACCCATGCCAGCACCACTGGTAAAGCACACAAGCTCTCCTGTCCTTATGCCATAGGTCTTATCGTTAAGACCAGACCAAGGATAGAGACATGTCTCGTAGTGAGACTCATCGTAAAGAGTATCTCCTAACTCTGCGAGATTTAAAATACCTGCTGGAGTATAGTGAGCCGCTGCCCAAAAGTCATTATAAAATTCTTTAGACTTACCTAACTTTAGATACTCATTAGCATCCTTGTGATGGAGAGTTGCTATCTTACATTTATGAGGTTCAAACAATGCTGCAACTTCTACGGCTGCTTGCTTACCTTGCTCATCATTATCAAAACATAATGTAATGGTAGCAAACGTATTAAGATATTCAAAAGCCTGTTTACAGTTTTTAACTGCTGCCTTTGCTCCATTCTTTATAGATACATAAGGATACTTTGATCCCATCATTTGATAAGCTGACATAGCATCAAGCTCTCCCTCACAAATGGTAATCATCTTACCACCTGCAGGAAAAAGGTTCTGACCAAACAACACAGAGTTTTCCATGTTCCCTTCAGACCAGAACTTCTTATTCTGTGTCTCTCTTATCTTATCACACACATGGTTTCCATCACTATCATAGTAAGGATAGATGTGGTGAGATATTACTGAGCCTGACATTTTAGTTTTAACATTATAAAACTTAGCTGTATCAATACTTATTTTTCTATCAGTAAGGGCAGCTACCCTTCCCTCTGTAGTTCCTCCAATCGGGCGTTGCATAGGCACTACCTCTGCTTCTACTTCTTCTATTCCATTTTTAAAGTGTGTGTCGCAACTAAAGCAATGTGAATACCCATCAGAGTGTTGGACATTCGCATCACTTGAATTACATTTAGGACATGGGCCTCTCTTGCCCCAACCTTTTGTCTGCATGATTTGTTCCCCTTTCGATGCAGTAAGTTTTGTTGATGTTAGTTTTTAATATATAACATAGATTGTTTCTGTTGTCTAGCTCTTCTTTTGCCTCACGTTTTGATTTAAAAGAACATACTAAGTTATTGGTATCAATATGTTTTATATTCCACATTAATATTTCCAATCAATTACGAGCCAATCATTTTTATCAACAGATGCCATACAATTATTACAAGTCATGGAAGGCCATGAGAAATGATAGACACGAGTATCAGCATGACAGTGAGGACACATAACAAACTTACCGTCCTTACCTGCCCTCGTATAGCGATTAACATTTTTATATTCTCTCTCCTCTGGATGACGTTGTTGTTTAAGTTTCCAATCCATTTGTTGAGGGAATGGAATGCCCATTATATTGAACAGCCATTCACAAAAGTCTTTAGGTAAATTCATTGTATTAATCCTTATGTATCTTCGTAGGTTTGTTCCCAAAGTTCTTGTACAAAACTTTCTTTATCCTCCATGATTTCATTTATCTCCTGCTTGGCATACTTCTTAGCTTCTTTTGTACTGTAACCTTCATCTTGATACTGGCGAACCAATTCACGAAACATGGCTTGGCGTTCCCTTTGCCATAAGTTCTTAGTCATAGCTTCATATCCTCTATAAAATCTTCTAAATCTTTTGCATTGCTAGGATCATAACCGTTGTCATACATAAAGTAATATAGGTCGGCTGGCAATCCTAATGATCTACGTATCTTTTCTTGTCGCTCTTTCCACTTAGGATAAAACTTAATTACTTCTCCCATGATAATCTTCCATATCTAATTCTGCCCATGATTTATCATCCCTGTAACTGTTATCTTTCTTAGCAACAGAAAGTTCACGTCTTAATTGACGTATGGTTTCGTTAGCATCCGTCAGTTGTTTTTTAAGCAACTCTATTGACTGATGATACACACGTTCTTTAGTGTAAATGGTCAACTTTTATCTCCCCATCATGTAATACTTCTAGATCCCAATCAGTTCCCCGTGCTATTTTTTCTAGGAAAGACCAAGCCTCTCCTTCTGAAGAAAATTTAAGAGGTGATCCTACCTCATCAGTAAGAATATCAAATGATTTCAAGCTCATACCTTTTCTAAATCTTCCTGTACCTTGGGTTATAATGTACATACATATCTCCCTTTCAATTGGTATGTATTTAATTATACCACACTTTCAATCAGTACTCAAATGTTTATTCTGTGACTAACAAAATAACATTTATCACAAGAGATATGATTATAAAAGTAACCATTAGTTTTCCTCTATGGGGTCAGGTTTGTCGGAATCAAAGAGACTTACAACATCCCCATTCCACTCATCATCAACCCATACTTCAAGGTCTACCCATGCTCTATCTTCATCTTGATCCCCTCTATATGTGTAACTAAATTTTATTCCAAGCTCTTCTTGTTCGCTTAAAAAAGCATTGAGATCCATTAAGAAATCTAAGGTAGTACTGAACTTATCAAATGATTGCATCATAATCCTCGTATATATTTATTTCATCAATAACAAATTTATTTACATCCTCTACGTTAGAAGAGTTGTCGATGCAATACTCAAGCATTGAATAGCACCAGCTATCTGACATCGACGTAGGCTGTGGCCCAAAGTGTATAAAATTTCTAACGTCTTGCATAGATTTAAAAGTTGGTATTTCCATCGGCGTACTCCTTATACCCTTCTTGAAAAGAATTTAATTCGTAGTCTAAAAACTCATTTAGTTCTTTTATAAATTCATCATCAGCTTTTATGTTGGGACCAAACATATCAAAGTATCCTTCGACAATAGACTTTAACCATAAGTCTGAATCCCCTGTTAAAAAACTTTTAACTTCACCCACATTATTGAAGTGTGGTGATATGGTTTTTAATTTATCAGACATTTTTCATTTCCAATCTTGTGAAAAATTTTCACAATTTTCTACGTTTATAAAACACATGAGATCCTATTTGTTTACATCTTTCCAGATACTTAGACCAGAAAGGATTTGTCCATACCGCATGGTAATGTGTAGCTTCCTCCAATCCTTTTACTTTTACTTCTGTTGAAGTGAGAAGTTTTGCAATCTCTACTGCTGTATACCATGCTTTAGTTTCAAAGGGTTTCTCTGGTTTACCATCACAGTAATAAGAGAATTGACAAGCATTACGAACAGGATTGCCACGCCAATACTTACCTTGTTTAACAACTCCACATATAGTATCAGGATACTTTTTATCCCTTACTCTGTTTTGTATAACAATCCCAACAGCAAGCATACCATTCCACCCTTGATCTCTAGCTTCAAAGTACACAGCTTCAGTAAGACACCTCTTATTAGTATCACCATATACT